TTACCCAACGCTGCAAGGGCCGATTTACCAAACACTTCGCGATAAGGGTCAGCATCTTTACCCACGTTATAAATTAACTGGGTTGCATTGAATGCAAAGGATGCGTTGGAAGATTGAGTAACGGATAAGGTTGCAGGACGTTGTGTCATGCCTTGGAACACCGCTTGCAATCCGTTCACTGCAATCGCTTTCGGTGGTAAATCCCAAGAAATGGTTGAACCTAAGTTATCTTGGATTTTTTGGAAATCTTTAAATTTCTTATTAGTGAGTTCACCGATGAAACAGCCATAGTTTTGTAAATAAGCCATTCCACCGCGTTGAAACGTCGTTACTGTCTGTAAAATATTATTCGGTAAATTATACGAAGTCATTGTTTTAATCCCCTTCATTTCATTAAATTTAAGGGATAATGGCTTCGTTAATTAGTTAGACCTTAAAGGCTGGATATCTCCGAAGGTCTTGTATGGTTGGTTCGCCATTATCCGTCTTACCTATGGAAGGTTCAAAACGATCTAATGGTTTATTAGGACTTTTTGTTTGAAGTGCATCTCGATTCTTTTTAATCGAGTCGCCGAGTGTGTTGAGCTGCGTTTGCGCTAATTCCCTACCTTGAGGAGTGCCACTTTCTGCCAACGTCCCCAACATAATTAACTTTTGGGGATCTTGAGCAAATTCGTACATGAGATGTTGAAACATCTCTGAACCATGCGCCATCTGCAAGAGATGGGGATAAGTAACAGCCATCAAATTAGAAACAGGAGCAACTTTCTGCTCATAATCCGGATAATCTTTTTCGGCCGCTTTTAATTTTGCGCCGACTTGCCCTATAAAACTTTTATAGGACTCCTCTGCTCGTTTTTGTTGTTCTTCTTGGTGTTTACGATCAATTTCCGCTTTTGCTTTTTCAGTAAAAGCGCTCAATTGACTCGCAATGGCCGCTTGTAAGTGCTCATTGCTAATCCCCACACTCGTCGGTTGAGGGATAGTCCCCGTTCCTAAAGTGGAAGAATACGTGCGCAACGCTTCGTTTTTACCTTCTGCAAGGGCATTATCACGAACCGATTTGGTTCGCTCGTGAATTAATTTATTCACCTGCTCTTGCGTAAAAACACGCTCATTCGCACTACCTGAAGACGCAACAGAACCCGCATTAAGGTTGCTTGTACCCGGATTTTCTACACCCGTTGATGCAGAATTTCCTAATAATTCATCGGTCATTTAAAACCTCTTTATGACTATTACCCCGTCACGGTAAGCCGGCGAGTGTTACCTCGTTGGCGCATCGCATAAGGCGCGACTCTCCGCTAGTTTAACCCTATAGCTAGGTGCTTAAAAATTTACTCCCAAACTTTTTATTTGTAAAGTATTTTTTTCAATCTTTATGTTTTTTAGAAGTAGTTTTTTTAACTTTTACCTCTTTTTTCATCGATTTTTGCTTTTCAATATCATTTTTCTCTTTGTCACTCACTATCTTATGGTGTAATTCAATCGTCTCTTTGGCATGACGATGATCCTGATCTTGTGCCGATAAGTGGTGTTTTCGATCCGTCTCAATGCCATGCATTGCTAAATCCGTTAATTTGCCGAATTTCTCGGTTGCTGAACGATCGTGTTCGATTTGCGCTTTCATTTGCGAATCTTGCATGTCAGCCAAGATACGAATGGTATCGTTGTCGGTCGCACGCTTGGATTCTTCGAGCTCATCTCGATCATTGGCCATTTCTTGCTGTTTTAATTGGAAATCACGCATGTTTTCAAGCTTCTGTTCTTGAAGTTTTTGCGCTTCTAACTGCACTTTTGCCATCGCAGGATTTGGCTGATTTTTAGCGGCTTCTTGCGCTTGTTTTAACTCCAATTGGAACTCTTGTGCCAGCGGTTTTAATTGTTCTGCCCCTTCAATATCTAAATTATCAATCAAAATCATTAATCCTTTGCTACTCATAAACTGCGCAAAGATAGGGAATGCTTGAGCAATCACACCTAACTGCTGCAAATTACGGGTCTTTTGAATGTTGAAATTAACGCCCGCTTCCACTCTCACTTGCATCGAGTAAGGATCGTATTGCATCGAAACGCCACCTTGACTATTGACGGGCACGTGTTGACGTTGTCCGTTCTTATCAATGATCGCAATGCTGCGTTCTCGCGTATAAATCTTGGGAATCATTTTCAACCAATCGTTCGCAACTTGTTCTAACCCTTGCAAATAACCCACTAAAAATGGCATTGCGGTAGCATTCGATTGAGTAGCCCCTTCCATCATGGCAATGCCTGATAAATCGTTTTTCTGAATGCCCAAGGCTGCATCGTAGGAGCCCAAAATGTTTTGGCTGATCTGAAAACAATTCTGAAACGTTTGCATGATTTCAGGAGGAGCCGGAGGAACTTGCACTTCTTGAGGTGGAGGCAATATCTGATCGGGATTGTTGGGATTTAAACATTTGTACATCCACACCGCTGCTTTTTGCATTTCAGTATAAGTGTTTCGCCAATCCACTTGATCAGGCAATGTTTCAACTGCCATTTTAATCGGTGCTGTAATCATTTTTTCTAACACATAACCCAACGTTTGACCGGAATAATTTAATAAACGTTGAACGCCTTTGATGTTTTCCAAATAGCCTTTGGTGTACTGACGAATCTCACCATTCGTGGATTTTTTAATTTCCATGGAATTACCTTCTACAAATAAGACTGGCAATCCCGAATAATCGGTTTCTTCGTACTCCAATATTTCATTTTCCACAATGCGATAACGACAAATCTGATCAATCTCAGTTTCACGTTTCTCAATAATTTGAGGCGCTTGTTGCAAAATGTTCGTCTGTTTCCAAGTTGCCAAAAGTTTTTCATATTGTTCAGGCGTCATGCTGCCGTGACCTGCCACATTATAAATTTCTATTTCTTTAGGCTCTTTCTTCCAAAACTCACAAATAACTACAATCTTTTCTTTTTGGTTGAGATAGGACCAATTGAATTCATTGCCACTCTTTCTCACAAACGAGAATTTATCTTCTCGCAACTGGGGATATTTACGCTTCGCTTCATCCCATGATTTAGGAAAGTGTTTAAAAGAAAATCGACCGTCTGCCTTAGAGGGTGTTTCCGCTAAAGGGTCCCAGCCACACAAAGTCGAATCGCGGCATTTCGCAAAATTAAAGCGTAAATCAAAGGACATTTTGTTCGCATAATCCGTCCAATATTCCAATGCGGACCATCCACCAAAGAGACATTCTTTATAAATACGATAGGCAGAGTTATTCTTTTTGGCCTCATCCATAACATGCAGGAAATGGCCTTGTAATACTTCGATTAATTGTGGATTGACTTGCGCACCTTCAAAAGGAGCTACATAAATAGAGGGCTCTTGTTTGGCAAATTCGCCCAAAAGACGCGAGATATACGCTTCACCAATGGGAAATTCTAAATCGGACTTCCCAATCTCGGATAACAAATTACGTTCTTGATCATTGACAGATTCAACAAAGAAAAACTCGCAATTTTTATTAAAACTCTTATACACATTATCAAAAAAACCGTGTGAGGTTTTGATCTGATCTTTAATCCAATCCAATTGATCTTGTGAAAAATTCTTTTCGTATTTTTTCTTATAACCGTGTTGACGATCCATATGCTTGCTCCCATAAATTTCGGATATGACGATTAGAAGTCGCCATTTGTTTAGAAAACGCTTCTAATTCCGGGTTCTTTTCATAACAATTGACAATGGTCTTGTCGATGAGAGCAAGTTTCACAGCGTAGTACAAAGTATCGGCAATGTCATCATGGGCATGAGACTGGTTCGCTGTGATTTTAGTACAGTGATCAATGCACATTTTGACGTGTTTAGCATAGCGATTAAACGAAATGCATTTGGAATTGATGAAAGGCTGCATATCAATGAATCGAGCAATTTTACTTTTTCCAGGTTCTGGCTTAATTCGAATGACTTGCATTCCTTTGAACTGAGAGAGTGTTGAGGAAAGTGTTACACCACTGCTTTTATTTTCAATCACAATGGTTTTGGGTTTAATGGGATATCGCATGCATTCTGCATAAAACTGCAAGAAATTCGCCTCTAAATCTTTGGCTTCAATACGTAATTCCCAACAATCCAACCAATGCAATCCATACATTCCCGTATCAATTCCTTTGATGAATATCTTATGAGCACCCCAAAAGCTAAATACCGTTGCATCGTTATACGTTTTATCCGTTTCTGCCGTATCGGCCGTAATAAATGTCGCCAGAATGTTCGGAACTTCATCGACTATCACAAAATCATCGGCTTTATAAAGGGATAATCCGGCGCTGATCGGTTCTTGCTGGAACTGAGACCAATACGTATAAGGGTCGAGTTCTCGTTTCTTGCGCAGAAATTCCATGGGATAAAGTTCGGGATAACGCGCCAATCCATTTTCTTCAGACTTAATCACCACTTTGTGCGTATTCCAATCTCTACCATCCACACCGAGCAATAGATTTGCCGGCTGATCGTCTTCGTGCAATCGGTGGCCCACGTATAACATCGCAACATTTCTTGAACGAGGACGTTGACTAATCGTCTGAAGATAATTGATCTTGCGTGATTCTCGAATCGTTGCACTGTGCACTTCATCCGCTTTGTAGAAGTCATCAATGATCACAGCGCCACTGAAACGATCAAGCCAGGGCAAACCCGCATCTTTACCAGTAACGGGTCCATTCGCACCAAATGCTGCAATTGTTCCACCCATCGTGGTTTGGAAATCATCTTTAGCATTACTCGTGTCTTTTAAATGCACGTTATAAAGCATTTGATATTGCGGCAATGACATGATGTCACGAATGACACTCGTGTGTTTAACCGCTTCATCTTTGGCATAACTGATATAAACAAAATTGCTATCCGGGTATTGCGCCATACACCATGCAACGAAATGTTCGCACATAACCGATTTACCAAATCCTGGAGGCATATTAATTAATAGGCTGTCGCATTCCATACGAAAGACTTTCGTTAAAGCGCGCGAGACAGTAATGAAATGAGATTCTTGAGAGATGGGTTGAGAGAGTTTGAACTCTCGCCCGGTTCGAAGCGGATAGAAAAACTTAGTGAACGTAAGCAAAGACCCTAAGGTTCCCGCGCGTAATTCCTCTAAATCTTGCGGCAAAATCATTAGTAATCTCGCTTAGCTTTCTCATATAAATCTTTTAATCGTTGTATTTGATCACCATCCACGGTGATCGATATTTTCTTTTCAGGCGCATGATCGCCAGACATTTTGTTCAACTCATTAATGGCAGCCACAGTGCAGCGATAATCCCCTTCTTCGTAACTGTTAATCATGACGGCAATTAATGTACAAACTTTCACATTGTAAAGATCGCTGAAATCCTTTTCTAAATACTGCTGCATGTGCTTTTGCAGAAAGGCTTGAACAGCAGCCCTATTGTGCATTTCCGTAGAACAAACACTCAATGAATTGCCAGAAAGTTTAGGATTTGTGGCTTTCATGGCTTCATTTCTATTCATTCCATTGCCAAAATAATTCTTTAAATAGCGTTGCTGATACGGTGTTAATCTTTTGCTATCTCTTTTCTTTCGCTCAGGTTTAACGGTTTCATTTTCCGGCACTTTCCGTTACCTCATGCTTATCATATTTAGCACTACGTTTACGACCGCGTTTTATGGGCTCCTCATCCTTTCCATGCTCTTTTAAAAGCTGTTCAAATTCTTCCATGGTGTATTCTTTATCACCGAAATAGATTTTTTTCTCTGCTGGCATTGGATGTTTTTCACCGGGATTTAAAACTGCCATTGGCAAAGAATTATTTTCCATTTCGGGAACTTTGACTCGATCAATGAGTTGATTAGCATCCGAATATTGAAAGGGCTTGTTAAAATCGGAAGGTAAAGCTTCTACTATTAATGGGGCTGTAATAGCTGCATCAACAGGAAACAACTTATTCAAAAACTCTTGGTCTTCACTCATGCGTTTGCGAATCTCTTCGGCCAAATCTTCATTCGATAAAGTTGAAGCATCGGTCGTTCTAAAATCCGGGGGCGGAGGTGTTGGTTTGTCATTGAACTGCGGATGGACAATGTGAGGTTTGGTTTCATCCAAGATTCTTCCTTGGCCTTTGCATCTTTGGCATACAGCTTTGATCAACTGTTTAGTGACCAAATCCTGCGAATCCACTTTTCCATGACCATTACAGTATTGACAAGGAACAAAATCACCGATTGCCATCAATCACCTCTGTATAAAAAATGTACTGTTAAACGAAACTAAACCCATAATACCACTCTTTCATATCGAGTTCTATAGCAAATACTCATGATTGAAGAAAATGATTCATGTGAAACATTTA